TTGATGATCGCAGCGTCAAGCTCGGTGCCGTCGTACTTGATCAGCATCTTGAGACGCTGCAGCACCGGCGTGAGAATGCCGGCACCGCCGCGGTGTTGCGACGCGCGGTCGAAGTCGTAGTCGTGGACGATGATCGGCCGACCCCAGTCGGTCTCGGCCGGGATGCGCTCCCACGTGACCTGTTTGTTACCGCTGAACCAGTCGCCCTGATGCGCCTTGCGAATGTGATACGCAACCGGCGCGCCATCCTCGTCGATCTCGACGCCGCCGCGCATGATCTGCTTATCGAAATTCTGCTGCGGATTCGACAGCCTGTCAGGGTCGATCAACTGCAGCACCGTGGCGTACCGCGCGCCGCGCTTAAGCCTCTCTGGCATCCAGCGCAACATCCCGAGCGCGTCACCATCGACGACCTTGTGGCGGAACGCCAGACGCATCAATTGCGGAATCGTCAGCTTGCGCTGTGCATCGCTGAACCGGCCGGGGTCCTCGGACCACACGCGGTAACCTGCCTCGACCGCGCGGCCAAACTCGTCAGCCCATCGATGGTCGAATGTCTTCAAGCCAGTCATGGCCTGGAGGGCTCGATAGTCAGGCTTCGAAATCGGGCGGAAGTCCGCGCCGATGACATTGTCGAGCGTGCGCGTGACGGCAGCGGACGCCCAACCGTCGTTACGCACGAGGTCTCGCACCCGCGACACGATGCGATCGCGGTATGGGTTGAGCTCTCCATCCGGCGACCAAAGCACGGGATTCCAGTCACGCATGTGCTGGCCGGACATATCGGCCGCGTCGAATGCGGAATGACTGCTGTACCCGCTATAGCCGTTGTTCAGCGCGAGCGCACGTCTCCCACGCGCAGGCAACGGCTGGCCGTCCGCGCCAAGGATCTGTACGTTCTGTTCGCTCATCGTCTCGTGAATGTCAGTCTGAGTGCTTTGCGGGGAGCTCTGACGATGCCGAGCTGCGCCTGCATGAGTTGAATTGCTGCCGCCAGATCGGCGAGGTTCGCCCGCGTGTATGTGACCGACCGCGTCCCGTCGCCCTGCGTGTACGAAAGCGATTCGGCCTGGCCGCCGGTGGAAAGAGCGAGATAGACCTGCTGCGCATTGGCGAGCGCCGCGCGCAACGCGGTCTGATCCATTCCGGCCAGCAAACTGCTGTTCGGGTCAAAGCATGGCAAGGTTGCTCTCCAGATCGTCAGCCGGCGAGCCGCCGCAGACGCGTTTTCTTTGCAGGCGCTTCCTGCTTGATTACCGGGCCGTCAGGGCGAGCGGGACGCACAACGCTGATTTCGGTGACTACCGGCTCAACCGGCGCAGGCTCGACGAGCTGCGACGGATCTGCCTGAACCTGCTCGACTCGCCGGTTCAGTTTCAGTCCCATATGCATGAGCCCGCACAGCGCGGCGTATCCGTACACGCGAATGTCGAGCGCTTCATTCGCGCGGCCGGGCGGCAATTCCCAGACCCGGAATTTTTGCCCGTTGGCGATCTTCGTCACCGACCGCTCTGCGATGAGCTGCGCAAAGTAATTGATGTCGCGATCGCTGGGGAAGTGCATGTACCCTGCGGGGTAGGACACAACACCGTTGTCTTCTTCCGGCTCGCGCCGCAACCGATCGCGAATCACATCCTTCGCCGCGTTCACGCCGATGATCACGGGCCGAAATGTTGCCTTCGTCCGCGACGACGGTCGCTTCGTGGGCCACACCGGCGAACGGGCGCCCCCGCGCGCCGACTCGCCCTTGATCGCCCAAATCCGTCGGCCGAGCCGCGCTTTCGCGAACTCATAAACCTTCTGTGTGTGGTGGCCGCCCGAGTCGATGCATGCCGCCATAACCTCGAAACCGCGGCCGTCAGCGCGACGCCATATCCGTTTAAGGTAGGCATCGACGCGCGCCCACAACTCGGCGCTTTCCGGATCACCTTCAAATACAGCATGGTCGATGGACCAGCTTTCCTCGTTCCGCCCCCAGGCTATCGTTTCCGCCTCGACGCGATCATCCTGAACGTCCAACCCAGCAGTAAGTACGCCGGCGCCGTCAGGCACCTCGGCAGACCAGACCTCGGTCCGCGCAGCGAGACGCGCTTCGCTCAGCGCCCGGTCGCCGCGATCCTCATACGGCTCGCCGAGCACGAGGTTAATGAACGTCTGGCGCGCGAGCGGATCATCTTTCACGCGCAACCACTCTGCCACGAGGTTCGCCCAACATGCATTCGGGAACAGGCTGTAGCCGGCCCAGATGTGGAAGCCGGCGTGCCCGTTGAACGGCTTGGTCGCGCGCCATTCACCACCCGCGACCATGTCTGGCTTGTCGACCTCATGGATGATGCAGCCGTTGTGCCGGCAAACGTAGTAGACGGTTTCCGGCAATCCGTTGCCGTTTTCGTCCTTGTCCCACTTCATGCCGTGCGGCGTATCCGGTCCGCCCCACTCGAGCACCTGCTGCTCGCCGCAGTGCGGACACTTCACGAAGAAGAAGCGCTGGTCGCTCTCCGCGAAGCTTTTCTCAATTCGGCTATAGCCTTTGACCGTCGGCGTCGAGCCGAGCACGATCTTGCGATTCCAGAACGTCTCCGACCGCTTGGTGCCGAGCGCGATCTGATCGCCCTCATTGCCTGCGCCGTCGACCGGGTATGCATCGACCTCGTCGAACATGACCACGCGCGAGGTGATACGCCGAAAGCCTGCAGGGCTGTTCGCACCGACGAGCGTCAGACTGGAACCATTGCGAAACGTCTTCGCGAGAATCGTCTGGTCGCTGTTCTTCGCCTTCTGGTCGCCAGCGATGGCCGCAAGCACAGGCGTATCGCGCAGCATCGGCGCGATTTCCGTCTTCGAATAGCTCTCCGCATCCTCGACGCGAGGCTGAACCACCAGGATCGGCGACGGATCCTGATGGATGAAGTAGCCGACGGCATGGTCCATCAGCTTCGTGTAGCCGACCCGCGCCGACTTCATGACGCTGATCTTCTCGACCGATGGATCGGTCACGGCATCCAGCATGCCTCGTTGATACCCGAACGCGCGGAAGCGTCCCGTCTGGGCACTGGTCTCGCGCGACAGCACGGCATATCGCTCTGCCCATTCGCTCAGCGTGAGCTTGGGCGGCGGCAACAGATTCTCCCGGCGAGCCGCGAGCAGTCCCTCGTACAACGCGTCATGCCCTCGGGCATATCGCCGCGTGCTATTTTGGGTTGCCAGCTCCGTCACGGGTTAGCTCTTCGAGTGCTTCTGTGATGATCTCCTGCAACATGTCCTGCAGCTCGGCAGGCGTCTTACACCGGTGGAGGCGCGGGGCCTGTTCCGCAGGAATCGACAGCAGGCGTGTTCGGACCTTTGCGTACTCGGCGCCGACCGCCTTCGCCACCTCGGTGACGTCGACGACCAGACCGGAATCCCGGTCGTATTCGAGTTGAGCCATCAACCCGAGGTAGTTCTCTTTGAAACGACGCGCTTCGTCGAAGCTAAGCAACTCGACAGCGCCGGTCAGGATGCGCTCCGCCGCAGCCTCGGCGCTCTCGCCGACGCCCAGCGTTACCTCGCTCGCCGCCTGGGTAACAGTTTTGCGTTTGTTACCCTGCGGCTCTTGGGTAACAGTTTGGGTAACAGCCGGCGTGCCGTCGCGGCGGTACCGCTTGAGAAGTTTGTTCGACTCGTCGACGTTGACTTCATCGCCATCAAACACAAGCCAGCCGCGCTCCTTCCACTTTGTGACGGTCTTTCGACTGACGCAGTGGAGGGTTGCAAACTCGCTCTGTTTCATCGTGCTCGACTGTTACCTGTTACCCAAATTTCAAAAGTTTGTAGCTAGAGAAAGATCGCGCGCGCGCAGTGCCCCCGAAGCGAGAAGGGCGGGAGGGACCCGCCCCGCATTATGGTAAGCCGGGCCGCCTCGCACCATTCCTTTGCAGTTTCGGATGGTCACCTCAGTTTCGCGGTCGCCATCGCCTGCGCCATCGCCTTGTCGAACTCTCGCGAGAAGTTCGCGTCGACGGACTCGAAGGCGCGCTCACCGAATTCGAGATGCTGCTTCACGGGCTGCGCGTCGCCGAATCGGACCAGCAGCTTCAGGTGGTCTGTCTTGTTGATGCCGCGTAATGCAACGCCGCGCTTACCGCTGCGCTTGATTGCCTTGACATTCGTCGGTCGCTGCCACACACCGCCGATCGACTCGCCGCTCTTCGTCTTAATCGTCCCGACGAACACATCGGGCCGCGATTCAAGCCTCTGCAACGCGTTCTTGCTGAAGTTGCCGTACTGGTTCAGGAGCGTGCGGTCCTTCGGG